GCGAAGAAGCGGCAAAGAAGCCAAGATACTACACAGATAATTGGGGTCATAATAGACCGGGTTGTCCAGGATGCCCGAGAAATGAAATTTTGTACGCTGGTCAAAAGTATTGCAGCGTATGCGGAACAAAAATTGATTGGGGTAAAGATCATGATTGAGTTTTTCTTACCCATGATCCCTCCAACGATAACTGATCAGCAGAAGCGAATGGGGATCTCGAAAAAAGGTAAGCCGTTTACTTATAAACACCAGGAGCTCCTGGAAGCCAGATCTAAACTAGGAGCTCACCTAGGCAAACACGCTCCAGAAGGAAAGATGCAGGGAGCAATCCGGCTCACTACTAAGTGGCTGTTCCCGATAACCGGCAAGCATGGCCATGGAGATTATAAGACCAGCAAGCCTGACACGGACAATCTGCAGAAGATGCTTAAAGATGTCATGACGGAGCTGCACTTCTGGGTAGATGATGCTCAGGTGGCATCGGAGATCACAGAGAAGTTTTACAGTAATCAGCCCGGGATCTATATCAAGATTGAGGAGGTGTAGAGGAATGAAATATCCAAAATGGGATGAGTACAGCGATGCTAAAAAGTACAAAGCGGTAAAAAAGGAACTCGAACTTGAAACGAGAAATGCAACAACAAAAGCAGACCTACTGAATATGGTTGAATTTTTATTTGATTGCATAGACGAATCACTCAGAGGAGATTTCGAGGATGAGTTGATGAGAGAGGTGGAGGAATGACTGAATCAGAGCTTAGAAAATACTATGAAGTCATAACGGACTCCTGGAAGCTCTTCAAGGATCACTCTACTCCGGTAGCTGACGATCAGTTCTGGCGCGAGATGATGAGGCAGACTAATGAGCTGCATCTCAAGCATGGCAAGACCGTGTTCTCTGAGAAGATCCTGAACGCCGTCATTTCGGAGATCGAAGATATCTACAAGAGATCCTTCAGGCGGCCGGGTGGGTATCCGGAGCAGCAGATCCAGGTTTCAATGTTTCAAACAGATTAGGAGGTAAGAAATGAGCATAGATAAAATATTAAGTGTAAATGAGGTGCAGGAATGAGAGAAATTAAGTTTAGAGGTAAAGATATTGACCGTAATAAATGGAGATACGGAAGTCTTGTAGGAGTGCGTGAAAATGATGGATATTTACTATATGACATTGTTGCTGAAGAAAATCAACGATGGATTGTGTTTCCTGAAACCGTAGGTCAGTACACCGGACTTAAAGACAAGAACGGGAAAGAGATCTATGAGGGAGACATTTTATATCATCCAATACAAGGGAAAAGGAAAGTTTATTATCCTTTCAGTGAAAATGTTGCTAGTTACGGATTGAGAATGATAAAGGGCAAAGTAAGAATGGCTAGCACATTGAGTGAGGGTTTTCTCTATGAAATCATCGGCAACATACACGAGGTGGACAAGCCATGATCAGGAAAGTGAAAAAGCGATATCGCTACAAGCCACCGAAACCCGAACCACCCAAGCAGTACATCTGGCGTCACACGATCACCGGAAGATTATACATGGAGGTAAAAGAGATATGAATCCAAAAGAAATGAACGATAGAGAAAAATTCTTTGATGATGAATGCCAATACAGAAAGCCGCCTTTAGGAGTAAAGCCTAGATGGCTGCATGAGGAGCAGAGGCTTCAAGATCTGGGCGGAGCAATCTACAGATACCTGAACGAGCAGTACCCCATAAAGCCAGAATGGATCGAAGAATACAACGAGATTATAAAGAGAATGGAGGAAAGGAAATGATCATACGAAAAATCACAGAAGTGACCGAAACTCAGACCACGGAAATCTTCCACCTGATCTGCCACGAGAAGGATGAAGGCTGGGAACTAACCCGCGAAGAGATGGAAAAGCTTAGGGCCATGACAGAGAGATCCCTTGATGGCTTCCACATCAGGCGACAAAATGAACTGATGCAGGAATTGAGCAATCTCAACGATGAATTTCAAAGCAAAGCAGGTCAGATAGACAAGCTTTCCGAGTTTATCTTAACAAGTATCCCGGGAGAGCCATCCAGGAATGAGGGAGCAGTAGATACAGCGATTAGACTCTTGCAAGAGAGATGCGAACCTGACCAGGCAGACCAGTGCCCCGATTACATCGAACCCCTTGCCCCTGAAGTCATCTGTGAAAATGGAGCATGCGCCATGGTCCTTCCGGAAGAGGAAGAAGTGACGGAATCCCCCGAAATTCTTACAGAAAAAGAAGAAAAAGAGCAGGAAAAGCCTAAAAAAGAACAGAAACAGAAACCACAGCTGGACCGGGATTATACTCCATACATCACAATGCTTGTGAATGATGAGAAACCCGCAATCATCCGGAAGAAGATGATGAAAGATTTCGGAATCACAGAAGGAACAGCCAACACATACTACTATGCAAAAGTTAGACCGGAGGCTGAAATCATAAAAGCGGAGAATGAAGAAAAGGCAAAGGTGGAGACCGTAGAAGAGAAGAAGCCGGAACCGGGAAAGTTCTTCACCGATGAAGAAAGACTGAGGATCCAGAAGAAACTAGGTCTAAAATAAAAGGGGGTCAAGGATGACTAGAGCGGAATTGGAACAGTACCCTTCCCTACTCAAAGAAATCGAATATCTGAAAAGCAAGGCAAAGCAGGTAGAAAAAGATCACAAGGCTTTCCTGGTAGCAGACACGGTATATGGATCCACGGAAGCGAATCCGCAGAATCGGACCATAACGATCCATGGCATTGACTGGGAAGCTTATGACCGAAAAGTACAGGGATACATCAGGAAACTTACGGAGGCCATCGACAAGGCATCCGTGCTGACTAAGGAGATCGAGGAGTTCATCCAGGAGATCCCTGACAGCTGCACAAGGACCATATTCAGAAAGAGATATCTTGATAACAAGCAGTTCCACCAGATCGCGATAGAGCTGAAAATGGGCGGAGAATCAACACCGCGTATGAGGCACAATAGATATCTGGATAATTATTTTCAAATGTGCGATTAGTGCGAAAATACTATGCTATGATAGTTATAAGCATAAGTATACCTCCGAAGATGCTTAGGCCTGACAAGGATCATTTATACTTTCTTCCGGGAGACCTGCCTGTACGTGGCGGGTCTCTTTAATTATGCTATAAAGGCGTGAGAGACCATGGCCACGATCAAAAGAGTAAAGCACTATGTGATCTTCGCTGTTCCGAAATACCCAGGATTCACAGTACGTAACCTGAAAGGCGAATACTGCAACCATGTGCATCTAGGCACTCTTGCGGAGTGTGAGAGCGTAATCCGATGGGTGGAGAAGAAAGTGATACCGAAGAAAGCGTTCTTCCGGGAAAGCTGCAGAAGGCTTACGACGGATCGCAAGTACATACAGCGACTGGAGAATCATAAAGACAAAGATTATTATTATAACCCGAACAAAGGGGTGAGGAACCGATGAGGAATTATTTAGTTTACAAGTGTAAATCCTGCGGTGTGGAATTCATCATACACAAGGACTACATTGACACGAATCGAAATTATCTTACATGCCCGCTTCACGGAAAGCATAAGAACATTATCGTCATCGGAGCCTACGATGACCTTGAGGAGTGCATGAAGCATGATAAATACAGACGAGGCCCTACAGGAGCAATCAGGCAGGATTGAACTGAGAATAGATATTTTTACAGGTCCCTGGTACTTTGACGGAGAAGATATCCGTTTCGTGATCATAGATCCGATAGATCAGGCGGGACAATTATCATAAAGTGAGGTGATGGGCTTTGGCTAGGGCACCAAACGAAAAAGTATCAAAAGCCAAGAGCTTATACCTTAACGACGGAAGACAACTAGTCGAAATTGCTGACATTCTGGGCGTAGCCCCAGGGACAGTACGAAGCTGGAAGAATCGTTACAAATGGGATGATGCAACGCAACGTGACAAACGCAACGTTGCAGAAGAGAAAAAGCAGAAGAAGGATCGTATCCCTCCAGCAGTAAAGAGCGTGATGGAGAACGACGACCTTACGGATCAACAGAAAGAATTCTGCCTTCTTTTCAGCCGCTCCTTCAATGCAACTCAGAGCTATTTGAAAGCATTCGGATCAACCTATAACACTGCAAGGACTGAAGGAAGTAGGCTACTTGCGAAGCCTAGCATCAAGACTGAAATCACCCGGCTTAAAGAAGAACGATATACGAGGGCGTATCTGAGCGAGGAAGACATCTTCCAGCGCTACATGGATATCGCCTTTTCTGATATTGGTGATTATGTCTGGTTCGGTCGTGAGATGGTCCCCGTTATGGGCCCATTTGGCCCGCTGATGGAGAAATTACCCGACGGCACAGAACAGCCCCTGATGAAAGAAATCAACTCTGTACGCTTCCGCGAGGCTTCAGAAGTGGATACTTCTCTCCTTGCTGAAGTGAAGCAGGGAAAAGACGGATCATCCATTAAACTCATGGATCGCATGAAGGCCCTTGAGTGGCTTGCGGACCATATGGACATTGCGACAGAAAAACAGAAGCTGGAACTGCAGCTGATCAAAACTCAGATAGAAGCCAAGGCAGGAAACGAAGAAGAACTGTCTAAGCTGGATCTGATGCTTCAAAATATGGACGAGGCAGCCAAGAAGTAAAGCCTCTGTGGGAGGTGGTCTTATGCAACTGAGTGATAAACAAAAAGATTTCTGGCTAAATGCCAATAATCGCTGGAATATCAAATCGGGGGCAACTTAGCTCGATCAGGAAAGACCTACCTGGATTATTTCAGAATCGCAAAGAAGATCCGAGCCACTAAAGGCCTGGGTCTTATTGTTTTACTTGGAAACACCAAGGGAACCCTAGAGAGAAACATCCTGGATCCTATGCGTGAGATCTATGGCCCTTCCATGGTAGGCACCATCGGATCAAACAATACGGTCAGACTGTTCGGTAAGAAAGTATATGCCCTGGGCGCTGACAAGAAGAACCAGGTAGCCAGGATACAGGGTGCTGCCATTGAATACTGCTATGGTGATGAGATCACAACCTGGTCAGAAGAAGTGTTCATCATGCTCAAGTCCAGACTGTCAACCTGGAACAGCTGCTTCGATGGAACGTGTAACCCCGATCAGCCGCAGCATTGGTTTAAAAAGTTCCTGGATTCAGATGCGGATATCTATCATCAGCATTACACCATCTTCGACAATCCTTTCCTGGATCCGGAGTTCGTCAAAAACCTCTGCAAAGAATATGCAGGGACGGTCTACTACAACAGATTTATCCTGGGGCAGTGGACGAGAGCCGAGGGCGCGATCTACAAGCAGTTTGCGGGTCAGCCTGATAAATTCCTCATGAGTAAAGAGGATGCCCTTAAAAGGCGCTACAGGTACATCAATGTGGGTATCGACTTCGGTGGGAACAAATCCAAGCATGCTTTCGTTGCATGCGGGATGCCCTCTTCCTACTCGGAGCTTACGGCCCTTATATCAGAAAAGCAGGAAGCTGAGGATCCTCTGACGCTTGAGAAGCAGGTGATTGCTTTTGTAAAGCGGGTGATTGATGTTTATGGTCATGTTGATTATGTATACTGCGACTCAGCGGAGCAGGTACTGATCCGAGGAATCAAGAGAGCCATGGAAGAGAACGGGCTAGGCCACATCACAGTAAGAAACGCGTGGAAGACAGAAGTGAATGACAGAATCAGAGCCACAATCAGACTCCAGGGCGCTGGACGATTCCACTACACGGAAGAAGCTCTCACGGTCAAAGAAGCTTTAGAACAGGCTGTATGGGATGAGGGCAGAAAAGGCGAAGTGAAGCAGAAAGATGAACGACTAGACGACGGGTCCAGTGACATTGATACCCTGGATGCTTTCGAATATACCTTCGAGCGTGACATAAAGCGCTTGATTGCATAGAGGTGAGATTATGAAGATCAAGATCTTAGGTACAAAATGGACTATCAAGTGCGATTCTGAAGAGAACGACCCTATCCTTGAGGGGGCTGATGGCTATTGTGATAACTCCATTAAAACAATCGTAATCAGGAAGCTTGAGAAGAGTCAGGATTCTCTAAAGGATTTAGAGTCTTACAGTAAAAAAGTTCTGAGGCATGAGATTGTTCATGCGTTTCTCCACGAATCAGGCTTATCAATGAATTCAAACGGTTCTGACTCCTGGGCGACCAATGAAGAGATGGTTGACTGGATAGCAATCCAGGGACCTAAGATATACAGCGCGTGGAAGGATGCAAACGCATTGGAGGTATGATAGATGTTTAAAAAATTGATTGCGCTCATAAGGCAGGTGATGGATAAGATGCTAAGTAAAACGACAATACAAGAGGCCATAGACACAGACATCGAGATATCGGATCAGATGTCAGATGCCATAGATCTATGGCACAAGATGTACATAGACAGTGCTGACTGGGTCACAGGATCCGACGGTAAAGTGAAAAGCCTTAATCTGGCCTCAGCAATCGCCTCAGAGCTCGCCAGACTGACGACAATAGAAATGGCAAGTGAGATTACCAAAGCGACAGAAAACACGACTGACGGCGAATCTGAGGGCACAGACGGGTATGAGGAAATCAACGAGTTCTATCAGAATCAGGTCATCGACCGCCTGAAGGTTCCCGTAACCTATGCGGCTGCCATGGGTGGCATGATCTTTAAGCCTTATATCCTGGATGGTGAGATTGTCGTGGACTTTATCCAGGCGACAAACTTCATTCCGGTATCCTTCTCCAACAACGGAGAGATCCAGAGCTGCATCTTCCCAGAAAAGAAAGTCATCGGTGATGACGTGTACACCAAGCTCGAGCATCACACGATCTCAGGCAGAAAGTGCACGATCACGAATACTGTTTATGTATCGAAGAAGGAATCAGGAACGCTCGGAAAAGAAGTGGATCTTGATGTCATCGAAGACTGGGCGAACCTGGCCAAGGAAGCGACGCTGACCTTCAGGGACAAGGCACATCCCCTTTTCGCTTATTTCAAGATGCCTCTGGCAAACACCATAGACACTGAGAGCCACTTAGGTGTATCAGTCTATGCGGATGCGGTGGATCTGATCATGCAGGCAGACAAGCAGTATTCCAGGACCCTGTGGGAATACGAAGCAGGTGAGATGGCCATTGAAGCAGGCATAGATCTCTTCAAAACGGACATGACACTGCCTGAGAACAGTGACAGGCTGTACAGAAAGTATGATGCGGACGACAAGGACGGGAAACCGTTCTATCAGGTCTTTAATCCTACTTTGAGAGACGTGTCTCTCTGGACGGGGCTGGACAAGATTCTCAGAAGAGTGGAATTCTCATGTGGCTTGGCTTACGGAACGCTTTCAGATACCCAGGTGGTATCAAAGACCGCGGAAGAGATCAAAGCGTCGAAGCAGAGATCCTACTCCACAG